CGATGCCAACCCGAACGCAACCGAAGTTGCCGAGTCCAGGTTTGTGCTTTCCGGCACAACCTTGACGCGGTAGGAAATCGATTGAAGGTTGTCGATGTCGAAACAAAGCTTATCGCCGAATGACAAGCAAACGTTTTGAATTTCGCTTGTGTTGTCGAAACCCAAGCGGATCTCGCCAGTCGCCGAAGGCGTGACAACAGCGTAAACCGGCGTCCCGCTGCTGGAGGTGTCCGCAATCGCCCACGGGCTACCCTGGCCCGCAGTCGTGAAGGTTTCGCCTCCAACAAAGTCATCTTCCCAAGTCAAAAAGTCCTGAATACCTGCCATCGTTTTGATCCTTGTTTGAAATTGAAAAACCAACGGCCGCGGCCACTATCGGCCGCGGCTAAAACTCAAACTCGGATCATGCCGAGTTGCGATACAGTCCGCGGTAGTCGATCGCCTTAGCCCCGAACGTCTGGCGAATCTTGTACTTGTAGCAATCCCTATCGAAGTCCCATTCTTGCTCAAGCACCGGCGATTCTTCGCCCTCAAGGAAGGAGATTTCGACGGTGTCGATCTGTGCCGGATCGGCTGCCAAGTACCAAATCGCAGGATTGTTGAGGTCAAGGTTGGCATCGGATACCAACACAAGGTTTCTTCCGTTTTGCATATTGTAGATGTTTGCAACCCCAGAAGATCCGGCCACGCTACCGCCAACGTCCGGCCTCGCAAACGACCCCAAAAGCTCCATCGCGGTAGCAGCGTAGGCTTTAGGGACGATCAGGTAGGCCGGCTCAAGATTCAAAACTGAATCCGACGATAGGCCGGTCTGCTTTGCCATCGCCAAGAATCCGGCGTTGAGAGTCGTCACCGAAGGCGCACCGGCTCCGGTTGAAACGTTGGCGTGAGTCGCGTTGAACAAAGCGACGTTATCGCTTAACACGTCGTTAGCGGTCAGCACGCTATAGACGACTTTGTTCTGCTTGCGTCGCATTGCATTGCCGTGCATCGCCGGCACTCGGCTGATCGCGTCCAAATCGTCGTTAACGACCGTTTCCCACGACACCGAAAACATCTCACCATACTTATCGACGGTGTACGATTCTTTCGAATCGCTCATCCGCTTTTCGGGGTACGGCTGACGCTCCGGCACGATTTCAGGATCTGGCGATTCGCTAAACCGAATCCGGTTGATCTGTTTGAAATCAGAGACGCTTGCACCTTGCCGTGCCCAGATGCTCCAGGTGTAAGGAGCTTCGTCGTAGGCTGCTAGCAGCGTTTTGTTTGCAACGTCGGCTAGCAGGTTTGGAAAAGTCCCGGTCGTGTGGTAGGCGGTTCGCTCGATTCCAAACTTGCGGGAAATTTCTCGATGACCCATCGCGACTTGTGCGATGTCTTTTGGCGTCATGCGATCGGTGTTGACGCCAAAAGATCGAAGGACGATTTCTGCTGCCCTTGAAATTGGCATCCGTGCAAACTGATCTGAGCCCTGAGAGACTTGCGGTTTTGCTTTGACACGCGCCGCGCTCCATGCTCGCAACACCAATCCGCCACCGATGGCATCGGTAACGCGATCTTGTTCAGACCCGACGACGCGGGCCGATTCGGCGGTCTGGCCGACGGGCTGAGTTGCCATGCGTTCAAGAATCCTTTTCCGAGCGTCGTCAAGCGAAACAAAGCCGTCGCACAATTCATCCGCAAACGCTCGGTCAATGCGGTGGAGTGTGCAAAGGCTGGTGATTTCCTTGCGCCGCGACTGATCAGCCGCCAACGCCCGTTTGATTTGCTCGGATGCGTTTTGTGCTCGCTTGGTTTCGTCCATCGCGTTCTCCAAAACAACCTCTTCGGGCTCTGGCTCTTCGCTCATCGCTGGCGATGCCGATTCCATTGGCTCTGGCATCTCGACCGATGCGACCGGCGTTGCCGATCCCATCCTGCCAACAACCCAAGCAAGAATCTGATTTGGATCGGTCATGCCCTCCGGCATACCCATCGCGGCCAACTGTGCCAATAGCGTTTCGTCCATTCGTTTAACCTCTTTATTCGCGGCGGTGTAAGATCGCCGAACCGTGCTTCGCTCGTCCGCTCCGGTAGCCACGAGACTCGCATTTATCGGCGTCCATCGCGTTACGATATTCGCCGGACCGTCAACGACTGTGCCTCTCGGCGTCGTGTACTTTTGGCCGCGTTCGGTCGTCAAAACTTCCCGCGGGATTGCTGTGATCGAAAAGTCGGTAAGGTGCCCGTCGCGAAGCTTTGCCTCTGCCGCTTGGCTGTCTGGGTCGCTCGCAAAGTAAGGCACTCCGCCGAACTCATCGCCGCTTATCGAAAGATTTCGAAGGCTGCCGAAAATGTTTCGGACGGTCGATTCGTCGTGACTGTCGACGATCGGGATCTGCGTCTGGCCAGCCCTCATTTCGATGCCGTCCATCTCCAGCACTTCGGCAACGGTCATGCCGCGGCTTTCGTCGTATCGCATCACGGGCGACTCTGTGGCCGTGACGACGCGAAGCACTTGACCTTCGGCGCGAATGACAAGCGATCGCATCACAAGCGAATCGGCCTTGACCGGCGGCAATTTGCCCTTAGTGCTCACTGGCTCGCCTCCGCTGCCTGCAATGTTTCTTGGCTTACACTTCCATCTCTTGCGTCATCGATCAACAGTTGCACATTCGCTTCGGATAGCCCTTGAGCGGACAACAAAACCTTTGCTCTGGCCTCGCTGATCGATCCGCTTGCCATCTCGCTAAGAACGTCGGTAATGGCTTTGGTCGCGTTCTTAAATGCTAGGCGGCCCATTCCTTGCATCTCGCCCGATCCGGCGGCGGCTTGCTGTTCTGCTATTGATGAAGCCTGCGGCACGCCATCGGCGGAAATGCTGCCCGGAACAATCGGTTCCACAATCGCCGCGATCGTCTGTTGATTGATCGTCGGAAATGCTGCCGACAAAACCGCAACTGCGGATTCTTTAGGCATTGCACCAGTACCAACCTGCGTGATGATGTCAACCAGGCTCGTTACCTGAGCACCGTTCAAAGCTTCTGATTGAATGCTTGCCGATGCCGCACTATCTCCGGCTTGCGGGTTCTGATTCGCGTTAACCATTGACAGCTGCTGCTCAGCCGGCGTCAGCAAACCAAGTTGACGACGCAGCCGATCTTCTTTCGCTCGCTGATAAAAAACGTTTTTCCACGACTTACCACGAGCACCAAGCTCTGTTTGGTAGTCGCTCATGTAAGCATCAATCGACGCCTGAGCGGTTTGTTGCTCAACGCTTGGGTCGACCCATTCCCAGTCGGGCATTTGCCACTCGACCGGAGCGGCAGTGTTGCGATCGTCAAGCAGTTCAACCGCGGTAGGAAATCCGACAACGCCAGCCGATGCCGCTTGTTCGCAGAATGCGTTCCAAATCGGCTGGCAAAGGTGATTCCGCAAGTATTGTTGCCAGCAACGAAAACGGCGTCGATCTTCAAGCTGGCTCGTGCGGCTGCTGCTGTAATTCGTCTTCGAATAATCGCGGGCGACCACCTCGTAGGATAGCCCAGTGCCAACCGCGATGCCGCGTAGTATTAACTCGATCCACGGGCCTGCATTTGCGTTGGGCCTGCCGGGATTAGCCGACTCGATCGATTCATTCGGCCCGAGATGCATAATCAAGCCGGGCTGTAGATAATCGTATTGATTGCCCGACTTGTCCGAAGTGTCGCCGCCGTCTGGATCGGTCAAAGAACTGATCGGCGTTTCGGTTTTGATTGCCATCGTGAAACAAGACGCAACCGCCGACGCTTGAAGCTCGTTATCGACGTAGACGCCCAAATCGCGTAGCCATTGCATCGCGGGTGCAAACCACGATACGCCGCGGCTTTGGCCGATGCGGTCGCGTCGGTACAGATGGATGATTTCAGTCGCGAGAATGCGTTCTGGCGTTCGCCTCAAAACGTATGGGCTGTTTGGATGCTCTGGATAAATCCAATAGGCGATTGGCTTGCCGAGGTCATCAATTTCGACGCCGCGAATGATGCGGTTTTGATCGCTGTTGCGTGCCAAGTATTGATCTTTGTCCGTCGCTAGTCGATCCGCTTCGATTAGCTCAAGAGCAAGCGGAACCGGCCTTGTAATGCCGCGAAATTCTTGGCTTTTAGTTCGGACGATCTTCACCAGCACTTCGCCGGCTTCGACGATTTCGCGTTGGCAAAGTGCCTGCATCTCTTCGAAGGTGTGCAACCCGTTAACGTCGCACACTTCCGACCAATCTTGCCAAGCCTTGTCGCGGATCTCGTTAACGTTTTCGACGTCTTCGCCAATCGGCGTTTCGAGCGTGCTTTGTGCCTTAATGCCGCAACCGACGACGCTTGAGACGATCGTATCGACCACGCCCCAAGCGTAGGCGTTATCACGAACTAACGCTCTTGCCCATGCCCTTAAAGAATCGGCACCCTGCGGGCCAAGCAGCTCCTGGTCAGCCGATTGATTTTTTGGCCGCTTGTTGGAGTTTAAGCGATTGTTTTCGCCGCCTTGGTAAGATCGCTCAAATAGCTTTCGAGCGTGTGCGCGACGCAACGCCCATCGCGGGGCGATAACAGAGATGGCACGATCAAGAGTTCGCCCAATCATCGGCTTACCCTCGACATTCGGCCAAGCCGTATCGCGGTGCCGTTTTCTCTGGCAAGCTGGCGAGTGAGCATGTCCCGCTGTTTGAATAACTCGCCTAAATCAAGCTTAGAGACAGACCTGTTACCGATTGAATACGACGACGCCCCGCCCGTTACTAAGGCGCTGATCGCTGCTTCGATTTGATTCAGTAATGTGGCGGTCTGCGACATGACTTAACGGTAAGCCATTCGCGTTCGCTTGCAATGGAATTTCGGGCCTAGTTACTACGCTCGTAGTAACGTTGTCACCCATAAAGCTTTGAGCCTGCGCCCAGGTCGCTCCGCAGTATTTGCATTTGCAATACCTGACGCTGCCCTTTGTCGCATAGACGACGCTGTAGGATTCGCCCTTTGGCCTGATCGCGGCACAACTACTGCACGGACGCGGGTTGAACCGCTTTGGCTCTGGCGGTGCCGGTTGTGCATCTTGCTCTTGCTTGGCCTGTTTTCGCTTGCTCATTAGCTCTATCCTCCTAGTAACGCCTTTGCGGTATCCATCCACCGGGACGGGTTCTAAATCTTCCGTGCGGCTTCGCCCTGTTTGTGATCGGCTTCGGTGCGTCTGCGTTGATTTGCCTTGCCGATACCTGCGACTCGCTTTCGCCGATTAACTTTACCTTGCAAACTTCAGTCGCTGCCGATGCCATGCAAAGAGCGTCGAAAAAGTGGTTGTTAGCGTTGACGCGATTCCAAAACGTTTTCGATCCGCGGCCCTCTTTGAACTCGCTCACAAGCTCTTCTGCTGCGATGTGTTGAGCGAAGGTCAAGTGCTTTTTGTTGCCGTCTGGATGAAACAACGAAAGCGACCCGCGACGAAGCATGTTATTTTCGTCGAATGTCGGAGTTAAAAATCGTTCGTGTACCCATTGCTTCCAGTAGTCTACGTCCAATTCGTATAGCCAAACTTTCGAAGGTGGCAAGAATTGAGCGTGTAGCCTTTCGCCTGGAATGCAAGTCGGCGATGCCGTGCGGCGTGGCTTGTAGTTGGCAAGCCCTTTTGACGGGTGAAACTTGCCGCCAACTTGACGACAAAACTCGTAAGCAGCGTTCGTAAACGTTCCCGAATCGATCAACGTAAAGTCGATCGGCCTTTGCTCGCCTGACGCATCGACAAGCGGACGCAAAAGCATCTCATCACGCCACCGCAATAAAGCCTTGTAAATCATCGGCTCGCTTGCTTCGTTGTCGGTCGTATTGTCCGTGCCTGTCACCTCGGCAATGCCGTAGTCGATCACGACGCCACCGGCACCCTTCCACCAACCGCAGATAACCCAATGGCAAGCATACTTCCCAAGGTCAATTGCCGCAGTAACAGAAACCGTGTTTGCCGGCAGTTGTCGCCTTGCTAGTCCGCTTATCCTGCTTGATACGATGTCGGCCGAAATTCCATTGCCAACCGGCCCAGTCTCTGGCGGAGGGTCGTTATCGTATTCTGTCGCTACCGCCTTTTCGCCGTAGTCTGCGACTTTGTTGTAGTAGGCTTGGATTGCCGATAGCTCAAGTAGTTCGCCGTCGGCGTGCGGTCTCTGGTCGAAGCTGTAAGGATTGCTGATCGCCGCCCCGCGTTCGATGTCGTCTTTGTTGTCTCGCCAGAATCGGAAAGCGTCGCGGGCGTCTGGATCGCTCGATGATCGCTCTTGCCTCATTGTGATGTATTGCTGCACCAAATCCATCCGATCCGGCTTTTGCACCAGCATCCGAAACCGCTCGCCGCGCCAGTTCGGTTTTAGCTTTGGGTCGGTGTACTTGTACGCAATCGACTTGCGGTTTTGAGTTGTGCAAAGCATTAGCCGCGAAACTCGACGGCCAGAAGCCCCAAGCCCCGATATATCTTGCTCGATGATCTCTTCGTTTTTACCGATCAGCGTATCCGATGCCGCGGCCTCTCGATCCTCGATGTCGTCGATAATTGCAAGCGATGGCCGCCGGTCGTAGTAGTTCGTCCCGCGAATCGATCCATCGACGCCAACGGAAGCGACGATCTGGCCGCAACTTGCTGGCTCGATTTCCTGAGGCCACGATGCCGGCAGTTGATCGCGTTTGATTGTCGGCAGAATAATATGGTCCGAAGCCATTTCGATTCCCGTAGATTTACCGCCTGCTGTCTGCATCCTTGCCCGTGACGACCAAGCGCCGACCGCCCGGAACGGTATGCCGATCTCTGGATAATCTGCGATAAACATTTCCGACTGCTGCAAGCGTTCGCGAATTGTTTTTAATTCGCCCTCTGATTTTTTTTGATTCTTGCCGATCACGATAACGAAAGGCGACAAGCGGCGAACCATTAAATAGAGTCCGCCATACATCGCCAATCGCGTCTTGCCTTCGCCTCTCGCCCCTGCTATCGCTTTGTCGCCGCCGTAGATTGCGGCTTCGACAATGGCTTGTAGCATTCGCGATCGGTCTGTCGTGAACGGCTGAAAAAACGTGTCTGGAAAATAAGTTCGCAACCAAACTTCGGCTGACTCTTCCGCGGTTAAGCGGCGGTCGATGCTTGCGGGACTAGGAATCTTAAGGTCGCGGGCGGCGGCGCGTTGCTTGGCTTTACGCTCCGCATCACTCGCTAACTCTTGCTGTCGCGTCGATGATTCCGGTTGAGACTGCAAGCCTAGCAAGCTCTCCAACTGGGAGAGACTTAGCGAGCTCAAGAAGTCTGGCGCGTCTACGTTCATCGGTTTCGGCTTCTTCGATTTTTTGATTAGCCGCGTCGGCAGCCATCAACGCCTTAGCGGCTGCGATGATGTCGCGCGGCGCTGCTACCGGATCGCTAACGATGCGGCATAGCCTTTCGATGATTTGCCGGCGTGTCTCCTGAGTGATCGGCCAACGATTGTTTAGGGCCTGAATTTCGAGCTTTTGGGAAGCATCCACCCAATTCCCCCTACCCCAATCGGTTTAATTTTGGACGGACTTAGTTATAATAAAATGAGGGTCTTTTTGCCGCACCTTAGCGAAACCCCCTAGGAAGGACCCACCAACATGGGGGGGTGCCCTCTGTCATTGCCTGCCGTTTTGTCATGTCGTTACGTCCCTTTTAACGATTGCAATTCCTGGCTCTGTTTTCTCAATTGATCCGCTAACCAAACGGAAATCATACGGATGCGGCCCGAACTCAGTCGCATCGACAAGCAAAGCGAATGCCGTGTCCGTGGTCGTTAGCGACGCTGACAACTGAGTAGACGAATCGACCGTTGCCGCCTTGGTCAGTAGTATCGCATTTGTGACCCTGTGTCGGATCGTAAACGTCGCTGTGTAGCCCGTATAGTCAGTCGTCACAACCCGCGTTATCTTTGTTGCTCCGCTGTAGC